CCTAAAAGTTTTCAAGACTATGATGACGATGACCCTAATATAGATCGTCGCCAAGCACGTTGGGATTTTTGGGAAGTTTTAAAACTATTGCGTAAAGAATATATGAAAGACCAAACACAGTTTTGTACTGAAGATTTTGTACACTATGTGCGTGACACACATGGATTTGCACTTGAGTTAAATGCTACAGGAATTACAGACAATTATATTATAGTAGATGAAAAGAAATATATAGTTTTCAAATTAAAATATGGTTGATCAAACGAACGAAACAAAACTTTGTAGTATTTGCAAACAAATTCTACCTGTTACTATGTTTTCTAAAGAAGGCAGTAAAGGATATCTGCGCTATGAGTGCAGACCCTGCGCAAAAAAACATAATGATATCAGGGCAAGAATTAAAAAGACCGCGCCACCTATTCCAGAAAATCACAAATGCCCTATATGCTTGCGTTCTGCTGAGGAACTAGTAACATATGGTAAGAACAAGAAATCTGTGTGGGTATTAGATCATGACCATCAAGAGGAAACGTTCCGTGGTTGGCTATGCCATAAGTGTAATCTAGGATTGGGTAACTTAGGCGATAGTGCAGATAGATGTGTAAGGGCAGCAGAGTATCTAAATGGCAAATGACATAATGATTGATATGGAAACACTAGACACAAGTCCTTACTGTGTCATCTTGACTATTGGCTGTGTCAGATTTGATCCATATGGGGATGGAATAGTAGAAAGACTAGAATTACGTCCTACCATAGAAGAACAGACAGAAAAGTACAATCGTGTGATCAACGATGATACGATACGCTGGTGGGGCGAACAAAGTCTTGAAGCGCAGGAAGAAGCATTGGGTGATAATAATAGAATTAGTTTCCGTGAATGCTTAGAACAGTTATATAAGTTTGGATGGAATCGTAGAGCAGTATGGAGCAATGGTGCAGCATTTGACGTTGTAGTTGCTGAGACGGCATTTAGGCAAGTATTGACAGATAAGCCTAATCCTATTCCATGGCCTTTTTACACTGTTAGAGATACACGCACTCTTTACGAAATCGCAGGGGTTAAATTAAGAGATGGCGGACACGTTACTAGTCACAAAGCAGTTGACGATGCTGCTAGACAAGCGATTGTTGTTCAACAAGCCTATAAAAAGTTGGGGCTATGCAAATAACTAAAAAAGTACGTAGACATGGGTTACCGCACAGCAAATATAAAGAAATTTTAAAATGGTTAGAAGAAAACATTCAGGAAAATTTCAATGTGGATGGTAGCAAATATAATAGCAGTAGTGTCAGTCAATTTGTTGAGTGGCGCAGCAGAGACCGCTCAAGTTGGATTTTGCGTGTAGCAGGAAATCCCCCTAGAGTTTATGTAGAAATAGAAGATGAAGAAAAAGAAATACTATTTTTATTGAGATGGCAATGAAATTTAATAGTGATATCGACATTGACTTGGGTGACAGAGAGAAACTACTTTCTCTAATAAAATATACTCCGGCAAGCATTAGAAAAGACGAGATCAAAAAGCATAACACAGGTATCTATGTAACAGATATACCTTACGATCCAATATTGGGTAGCAGCGCATTAGATTATGAAATAGCAGAAGAACGTGGTTACTTTAAATTAGATATACTTAATGTGCATGTCTATAATCAGGTACGTGACGAGCAACATTTGATTGAATTGTTGCGTGAACCAGATTGGACCTTACTAAACGATCATAAGTTTATTAGCCAACTAATACATCTAGGCAATCACTATCAATCTATGAAGCGTATGCCAGAACCTATTAACAGCATTCCTAGACTTGCGATGTTTCTTGCTGCGATACGCCCAGGCAAAAAACATTTAATTGGAAAAACTTATAGCGAAATAAGTAAAACTATCTGGGAAAAAGAAGAAGGTAGTTATACTTTTAAAAAGTCACACGCAATAGCCTATGCTAATCTTGTCGTCGTGCATATGAACATATTATCAAATGGACCTAAAATTAGTTAAAGAAGATGATCCTATCCTAAGACAGGTAGCAACAGCCTGGGACTTTACAGTAGATGGTGATCCTAACGACCTTATCAGACGCATGGCTAAAGTCATGATGGAGAACAACGGTATAGGTCTCGCTGCGCCTCAAGTAGGTTTAAGCAAACGCATCTTTGTCATGGGTAATGAAAACAAATTATTTGCCTGCATAAATCCAGAAATTATTAATGGCCAAGGAGAATTGATGGATCGTGAAGGTTGTTTGAGTTTTCCTAATTTATGGTTAAATGTCAAGAGGCACGAGAAGATTCAAGTCAAATACTATAATGCTGTGGGAGGGGAGATAGTCACAGAGTTTTCAGGACTGATAGCCAGAGTATTTCAGCATGAAAGGGATCATTTAGACGGCATCTGCTATGATGACAAAGTTGGAAAAACTAGTCTTGAGATGGCTAAAAATCGTAGAAAGAAAAAATTAAGGAAGTTTTTTAACTAGAGTTATACTTCTACGCTTAGTCTTGCGTTTATTTAGTTCATTGAGACTTACTACAGGTCCATGTAGTATGTTAAGATTCTTATTGTTAAAAGTTCTAAGGTAAGGTTTAAAAGGCATCCAATCGTTCTTTAAGAAGATATTGATGGGTATCTGACGATTGCTTTCCCACCACCATATTTCACCTAATTCTAAGAATAATTGCTTGATTTTTATATCTACAATAGCACCATAATCGTATATGGATGTGCATTGTTCATCACGATTTTGTATTATACCAACATAATCTTGGTTTGCGAAAGACACGACCGTTATGAAGGGGTGGTTTTCACTTAATTTTTTAAAAAATTCTCTAGCAATAATAGTCATTGTTGATATTTATAATTGGGCGACCGAAAAAATATTTTATTTTTTCTACTATAAATACAGTTAGGAGCGGCTTTCTGTGACAGTTACTAATGTAGGATATTCAACAGCAGTATTTTTATATACACAACGTCAGATTGTCGTCCTATTATCAGGAAACAGTCCGAGGGCCTTTATGCCAGTATATGCTAAAACAATGAATCTACACAAAGGTGTAGATAACAAATTACAGTTTCAATTCTTAAACCAAGAGCAGAAACCAGTTGATATCAGTGGTAAGTCTATTACTTGTCGTATCATTAACTATGACGGGACTGAAGTATTGATCAATAAAGCACTTACATTAGAGTTGCCTTTGACTGGTATAGCATATCTACATCTTTCTCCAGTAGACCTAGAAAATATACCCGCTCAAAAATGTTATTATAGTTTAGAGATTCCTGTAGGGGCATTCGACTATCCAGTGTTTGTTGACCCAGCGGCTGGGGCCAGAGGGGATATCAATATAGTGAATAGCGTTCTTCCAAGTTTTGTTCCTAGCGAAATCGTCACTATTCCTACAGGACAACCGTTCCCTAATCTTGATAGCAATAACAGTATAGATAATGTATTGCCAAATGCTAACACATACTATAGTTCTGTAATTAATACAGAAGACAATCCAGTTTTGACTATACAGGCACATCTACATGAATTTAACGGTGATGTTGGAATAGAAGGAACCTTTAGTAGTTCTTTGACTGATTGGTACCCAATCACAACGACAGAATATTTTGAAACAACTGCTACTGTGGGTTATACTATACATGGTTATCACCCATTTGTTCGTATGGTATTCACTAGTAACACGGGTATAGTAAGTAATATTTTGGCAAGATAATTTGCCAATAGTCTTTGTTTTTTCGCAACACGGTGTTATAATTATATCGTGTTTGATATTCTTCAAGTAGTTCCTGGTAAGAAAAAGTTAACGCAAAGCGGTTGGCATAGTTTCAACGCTGTGTGTTGCCAGTATCGTGGACACAAAGCCGATCGCCGTAGCCGCGGCGGCATAAAGTTTGACGGTAAGAACTGGAGTTATCATTGTTTCAATTGTGGATACAAATGTGGTTTCGTGCTAGGAAGAAATCTTAATCGCAATGCCAGGCAATTATTGCGTTGGTGTAATATTGATGAAGATGATATCAACAAATGGAATCTTTACAGTTTACAACATAAAGACTTATTAGATTTTGTAAAAAAGAAAGAACAAGTACAAATTAAATTTGAAGAAATGAGTTTGCCTTATGATGCCGAGTTATTGGATAATGAAAACATAAAGCATGAGAAATATATTAGTTATCTAACTAAAAGAAAAATAAATTACAAAGATTATCCCTTTATGTGTACCCCTGACGCTGAGGGGCGTCAAGCAGATAGAATTATAATTCCATATACATATAAAAATAAAATAGTAGGGCATACAAGTAGATATTTGGATGATCGTACTCCTAAGTTCATCAATGAACAACAACAAGGATATGTGTTCGGCACTGATTTACAGAAAGACATATATTCTGCATGTATAGTTGTAGAAGGTATATTTGACGCATTAAGTATAAACGGTTGTGCTTTGACTCATAATACTATAAGCGATCAACAGGCTGATTTAATAAAAAATCTTGTACCCCCTTGGATGGATAAAAAGATTATCGTCGTCCCAGATCAAGACAAGACAGGGTTAAAAATTTGCAACAGAGCATTAGAATTGGGTTTTTTTGTTAGCATTCCTGAATGGGATGAAGATGTAAAAGACGTTAATGATGCTGTAGTAAAATATGGTAAACTACCTACATTACTAAGTATCTTGCAGTCAGCAACTAACAGTAAAATCAAGATAGAGATTAAGAGGAAGCAACTTGATAAACGATTATAACATCGATGTGCAGATATTGTTTTTAAGAATGATGGTTACTAATGCGGAACTTTATACCCGTGTTATGAACATTATGAATAGCGAAAACTTTGATCGACGTTTGCGACCCGTCGCTACTTTTATAATAGATCATACAAAGAAATATAATGTGATGCCTGATCCAATTCAAATCAAGGCTACAACCGAAACAAGTATCGAACGATTAGACGAACTAGACGATGGTCACTATGACTGGTTCCTAGAAGAATTCGAGGCATTCACTAAACGACAAGAACTTGAGAGGGCTATTCTTAAGAGTGCTGATCATCTTGAGAAGGGCGAGTATGGACCTGTGGAGAAACTGATCAAAGATGCAGTTCAGATTTCTCTACAGAAGGACATGGGCACAGATTATTTTGCTGATCCTCGTGGTCGATTGATGGCATTAAAAAGTAATAATGGTCAGAACAGCACAGGTTGGCCTACACTTGATCAAAAGTTGTATGGTGGTTTCAATCGCGGCGAACTACAAATCTTTGCAGGTGGATCAGGTTCTGGTAAGAGTTTGATCATGCAGAACCTAGCAGTTAACTGGGTACAGAATGGACTCAGTGGTGTCTATGTCACACTTGAATTGAGCGAAGGTCTATGTAGTATGCGTATCGATAGTATGATGACTGATACAAGCAGCCGCGAGATTTTCAAAGACATCGACAATGTTGAAATGAAAGTCAAGATGGTCGCAAAGAAGTCTGGCCAACTACGCATCAAGTATATGCCGGCACAGAGCAATGTCAACGATATCAGAGCATATGTCAAAGAACTACAGATACAAACAGGCATGAAAGTAGATTTCTTGTGTATCGATTATCTTGACTTGATCATGCCAGTAAGTGCTAAAGTCAGCCCTAGCGATTTATTCGTCAAGGACAAATATGTAAGTGAAGAATTGCGTAATCTAGCAAAGGAATTAAATGTATTATTTGTCACAGCAAGTCAGTTGAACCGTAGTGCTGTTGAAGAAATCGAATTTGATCATAGTCACATCTCAGGTGGTATTAGTAAGATCAATACTGCTGACAACGTGTTTGGTATCTTTACAAGTCGCAGTATGCGTGAGCGCGGATTATATCAGATTCAGTTAATGAAAACACGTAGTAGTTCGGGTGTAGGTCAAAAGATTGAACTTAAGTTTGATGTTGAAACACTACGTATCACAGATGACGGTGAAAGTGCCCCTAAACCGCAACCTTCGGGCAGTGAATTATTAAGTCAGATCAAATCTACAAGTCAGGTTGGGACAGTAAATCAGGCTGTAGGGCAGACTGTAGAACCCGAGCAAAATAAGGTGGTTGCTGACGTCCAAAGCGCAAAACTCAAAAGTTTACTCGCTTCATTAAAGAAATAAAAGACCCGTTTCTAGATAAATACTACATTATGCAAAAGCGTACCCGTAGTCTTTTAGAAGAACTAGAGGCCATTGGCAGCAATCGTGATATTAATCATGTGATTGAAAATAGAGCCAATAACGTTATTAATAGTGCTATAAATCTTATAGAACTTATTAATCGTCACTATAGTTCCGAAAAGGCCGAGATTTTAGAGAAAAAATTACTTAGCTCTATAAAGAGCAAAGAACCTGGACGATTTGCTAAGTCAATGAGGAAGAAAGATGAGAATCAATGAACTTAATATGTTCCAAAAAATGTTTGGAAAACTCGGCTTCGGCGGCGGAGCACCTGATACTAGTGGTGTCGGTAGTGCGATTTTGCGTGGTAGAAAAAGTGGACTTAGCCCAGAAGATCAACTAGCACAAGACACATTTGTAAAAAGGTTTGTGTCAAGAGGTGCAAACGCCCTTAATACTGCTGTTCAACAAGGGTTGGTAGATGTCAACTCAGCAGATTTAGGAGCCGATTCAGGTGCGGCAGAAAAGGAAAAAGAGGGTGAAACAGAGCCAGCAGCAGAGCCAGCAGCAGAGCCAGCAGCAGGTGCAGCTGGAGCAACAGAACCAGCCACAGCACCAGCGGCAGGTGCAGCCGGAGCACCAGCGTCGGCAAGTGGACCTTCAACAGCCGCAAAGCCTTCAGCATCTGCCGCGGCAGGGGCAACAAAAACAAGCGGTGCTGCAAAAGCAGCCGGTGGAAAACCTCAAGTTGATGTAAATGTTGATACGGCAATTAAGGCAATGAGAACATTACAACCAACTGGTACAAAGAAGTTACCAGAAAAGAATGCAGCAGAATTAAACAAAACATTACAATATGTAAGTAAAAATAAAGATTATCTTTTACTCGCGGCTGATAAAATTAATAAGTTCAATAGCGCAGGCTACGATGTGAAGCCTTTCCATAATACATTTATGCAACAATTTGCTTTGGGCAAAAAACAAAAAACTATCCAAGAAGAAAGATTACTGTTGATACTAAACAAGTTATTGACTGAAGCAAACTTTAGAATCGCATTAGCAAGAAGAGGCTATGATCCTAATATTGTTACGTCACGCATTACTAACTTATTAGAAGAACTAAGCGCACCTCCAGGAATAGATCCTTTAACTGGAAAACCTTGGGCTACAAAAGGACAACCTGCTACTCCTGCAAAGAAGAAGCCTACAGCAGCAAAGCCAGTAGTACCAGCAAAAAAACCAGTCGATCAAGCAAAAGCAATGAAGCGTAATCCCGGAGATTTCGCAAGGGTTGCAGGTAGCAAGCAACCTAAACCAGCAGCGCCAGCAACAGCAGCTAAGGGAACATCCCCAGCAACAGCACCTGCAACTAAGGCAACATCCCCGGCGACAGCACCTGCAACTAAGGCAAAATCCCCAGCAACAGCACCAGAGGCAGGCGCAGCAGAAGAACCAGCAACATCCCCAGCAACAGCACCAGCGGCAGGCGCAGCAGGTACAAAACCAAGCGCAGGTGCTTGGCTACGTGACAACTTTATGAAAGGTTTTTTACGAGGCATCGATTTGGGTTCTTCAAAGGCTCAGGTTGATAATATTCTTAAAGACTTACCTAACGCCATTAAATCAGGTACAGTAAACAAGAGTTTGACTGATATTGCAAATATCGCATGGGCTGTATCTGATCAAGGCAGAAAACAGGATTCAGATCCAGCACAAAGAAAATAAGATGTCATTTACGAGCGAAAATGATTTTTTTAAATATGCCAGGGAAGTATTTCAAAAATTAAGTAGAAATATTTCCGAGGCTAAAGGGCATCTAGACCATCCAGAAGATTTAGTGGTTTTGAATGACGTAGCCGGTGCAGAACAAGCACTCAATGCTATAATCAATAGTGCAAAAAATCCAAAAGCAATTACTATCAAATGGGATGGTTATCCTGCTTTAATATTCGGTCATGGTCCAGATGGAAAGTTTAGCATCATGGATAAGCACATGTTTAATAGAAAAGACGGTGCTGGAAGAAAAATACATTCTGCTGAACAGTTTATACAATATGATCAAGCGAGGGGGGTGGATCGTGGTGAACTTAATGTTCTCATTACAAACATATGGAACGGTTTACAAAAAGCAAGCAAGGGATCAAAGGGTTACTACTGGGGCGACTTGCTCTTCGGTAAAACGTTACAAGACCAAAAAGGCTTATACAAATTCAAAGCAAATCCTAACGGTATAGCATATACGGTAGACGTTGATAGCGAGATAGGTAAATTACTTAAGGGTAAAACTGCTGGGGTAGCAGTACACCAATTCATACCTGCTGATGCAGTATCTACAGATCAGGCAGTTAGTTTAGACGGAACTATAGGTAGCCTTAAAAACAATAGCGATGTCGCTATCGTGCCTAGCGCAATGCCTAATACCCCTAACGTTAAGATAAATGATAAGTTTATATCAAACGTTAAAGCAGCAATAAACAAATATGGGGCTGCGGTAAAACAATTGATGACTACAGCACCGCAGGCGCGCACTGCGTTCAATACATTGTTTACAACATTTATTAATAAACAGATTGTAGCAGGTGATTTGAATGGTCTGTCAGAAAAGTTTTTGGACTATTTTGAGAATAGACCTATGACAGCCAGCATGAAGAAAAAATTATCAGATCATTTGAACGCTAATAAAGAAGGAGTATTCGGGCTATTTGCTATCTGGGCTGCATTGTATCAACTTAAAAATGATGTTGTACAGCAATTAGCAAGAGCAGCAGAACAAAGTCCTGTCAAAGGATACCTAGCCACAGGGCAGCAAAGTCAAGAAGGATTCGTCAGTCAGGGGCTTAAATTCGTAGACCGCATGGGATTTAGCCGTCAAAATCTAGCCGGAAGATAGTGTCCAAACCCAGGATTTTTTATCTCAGGCATAAATATTAGTATGAGACAGTAGGTCTCAAACTTATATGGAGATTTAGAAAATGGCACAGTTTACAAGAGTCAATGGTGACTACAAACAAGTACTATGGTTAGACGCCCCAGAGTATACAAACGGCGGTTTAAACGCAGTAAACTCAGGTTTAACAGTTCAACCACAAGGTCCAAAGTTAGACTTTGGTACAGTAACATTTACTGGTGCAGCAAGCCCAACTGGTGCTGAAATTGCTATCGCAATGCAGACTATCCAGCAATTAGCAACTGTATACATCTATGAGTATACAGAAGTAGGCGCAAACACAGATACACTAGCAGTTGCAGTATATCCAGTAGGCGCATGGGACTTCACTAACGGCGGTAACTTAGACGTTGCTCTAACTGCTGCTCTTGGTTATGCTGTAACTACAGCAAAAACAGCAACTTTCACTAACTAATAATTAGTTTAAGATAAGTGATATAAGGCCCGAGAAGTAAAATTCTCG